GGCTGCCAGTACCACGCAGGATCTACAGAGATTAATCTATCTGTTACGACTGCGTGATTTATAAAATTATAGGATCTCTGTCCTACATTTTTTGCCTCTACTTGGTCGTCTCTAAAAGGCGCTCGTAACGCTTTAGCTTTGTCCTCGTTCATTTACTCGATCTCCTTACGTCTCTGTGACTCGACATAAATATTTAACCAGGGCAACGACGTCACGCGATGCTCTCGTATTGCATCTAATACAGCTGATCGACCCTCAGGAGAGAAGCGCGTAGAGACGTATGGAGCTTTAATATCAAGTCCCATAAAAGGTAATATCTCACCTGTCATAGTGCTAAATACCTGGTTATCAGGTGTTATAGCTAAGGTTTCTAAAAATTTCTTACGAAATGAGTCACGCACCTTAGGCTCTATCTCGCTAGGAAAATTCTCAGTAATCCAAGTTACTAAAGCCTTTTCGTCAGTAACTACGCAAGATACATCTCGACTAACTAAGGTTATCTTTGCTACCTCTTGATTATCGATAATGGCTTTTGTCATATCAGCACCTACATTAGTTAGCTCATCTCTGGCTAATTCTCTTAACGTATTAGTCGCCTCTGTTACTGCATCCTTTATTACTGTTAGCGCTGCTAATTCTGACGCTATATCTTTTAAGTTCATTAGACACCTACTAGATCTGAAATTGGTTTAATATCGCTTAGGTCGTCGACCAGGTAGTAACTACCGCTAGGATGCTTAGATGGAGCAGCTACTACGTAACCGTTCCACTTAATATCTACACCCTCGCGCCATTTACCAGGGAAAGTCATATCGGCAGATGCCCAGTAGTAGTAATGGAATCCATTACCTGTCTTTATACGTCTGGTCTCTGTTAGGCCGTCTATCGTGCCGCCATTACGTAGATCTACGTCAAAGACGACTAAATTAGATGGCTTACAGGCTATGCCTATGTTTATGTCAGGCTGAGCCTTGAACCACTTATGAATAACCTCTATATCGTCTGTGGCGCTATGTAGTCCACGTGGAGCGAATCTCTTATGAGGCTGTTTAGCTGCTACGCCTAAAGGTAAAATCTTAAAGCCTAGAGCTGCGTATGTAATCGCGTAGTCATAGATACGGTTCATTATTGCTCGTATCTTGTCGATGGATGCTTACGAGCCGCTACGCGACCACGCACAAATCCTCTTTGATGACCGTTATAGTGACCGTAATAATAACCAGTCATAAAAATACCGATAGCACATAGAAATATAAATAAATCTGTGTACTCTTTTATAAATTGCATATCTGTCCCTTTGTCTGGAGGGTTGAGGGGTTCCAGACCACATAATGGTACTACTGCCTCCAGACAGTCAGACACCTAGACACGCCGACCTCTAGGGTTACTTTAGGGTTATAGCCCAGGCTGTTTAGTAGCGCTGGATTACCTACGCGATAGGCGACGCCTTTAGGAGCGCCTTCATCGACCTCTACGACTGGTTTATAGCCCACCTGACGAGCCACTAGGTTGAATAGCTCCATAAAGGTCGTAGGCCTGCCAGTAGATAGGTTTATGTTTATGCTCATACGGTCTTTAGCCAAGAGCAAGGAGGCCTCTACTATGTCGTCTATATGTATCCAGTCCCTGGTAGTTAATGCTGATCCCCAGATAGTAAAAGGATCTGCCTTACGACCAGCTCTCTCCATAAAGCTAGGAAATGGATACTCTAGGCTCTGATCCTCACCGTAACCGCTAAAAGGTCTAAGTACAGTAACGGTTAGGCCTTCACGTCTTAGATGCTCGCAGAGCATCTCTCCAGTCAATTTAGCCCATCCGTAGGTATAGTCTGGCAGACGTATATCTCTAAGGTTTATATCGTTTTCTGTAAGCATCCTTTTTAGCTCTAATGTCTGTAGCTCTACAGGATATGCAGCGCTGGAGCTAAAATAGAGAATATGTCCAGGCTGTGTACGCATAGCCCAGGATGCCATTTCGCTATCTATTGAGAGATCTACCGCCAGAGATAGCGGACTACCTTCGATAGTCTGCCTACCTCCTACGACTGCCGCAAGATGGATCAAAAGGTCGAAATAGGTATCATCGCGTCTAAAGAAATCTCTAGCATCGATACCGTCTTTTATGTCGACATATGTGACGTTATGATCTAATAAAGCATATGTAAAGTGACGACCTACAAAACCTCTATTACCAGTAATTAATATTTTCACGACAGAGCCACTACTAAGTCTTTATAAAATTGGCTGTTAATAAAGTCCTCGTAAATTAATCTATCGTGGCTGTAATACTGCTCTGAATTGACTCGTGCGTAATGATCATCCATAGCACCCTTAGCAGCTAGTGGATGCATATGCTCGATTACTATGTTTTCTGCATAAAACAGGCCATTAATATCCTGGCCTAATTTTTTCCAGAAATTATCTAGGTATAGGTGTTTAGCCTTAGGCTGACACATACCTTTAAGGTTTTCTACTATGCCTCTGGTCATTAGACAGGCAGTAGGTAGATTAGCGCCTTGCAGTAAGTCATTACCGTAAGCTATTCCCTGTCTATTACCTGGTATCTGTAGAGCTAAAAGATAGTCCCAGAAATCGGTACGCGGTACGTGATCATCTCCTAGAAAACCAAAATAGGTATAGCGATCGTATTTAGTATCGTCTAGTAAAACCATCGCAGCCATATTAAGAGGCTGAGCCATACCAGCGGCGGTTATGTGATTAGTTATTATGTTTATGTCGTCTATCGCTTGATAATCGCGTAGCGACCAGTCATCTATATCGCAGACAAAGTATAAATCTGCTACAGCTTTAGTATCTTTCCAGGCTTTAAGAAGCCTTTTTGCGTTTTGTGGCCTTCCCCTGGTTGGCACAATGAATACACTTTTTTGCATTTTGTCCCTCTCGATCGTGGTCTTTGAGATGCGTGAATAGCATACGCCTAAGCTCTCTCAGATCGCCTAATACTTCCTCAGCAAAACCGTTAGAGACAGGGCGGCTATTCTTTTCTGCACGTGAAGCGAATATAGCGGCTACCCCTGATATGGTCGCAGCCGCTATAACGCCTAGCTGAATTAAAAGACTATCCACGTCCTAGCGGATCCTTAGGATTTAGGACACGCATTAAAGGAGGCAGAATCGCAGCGGCTGCAGCGCTAGCAAGACCTTTTACAGTCATATCGCCAGTAGCTAAGTAATAAGCTAATGCAGCGCTAAGAGCTGCTCTACCCCAAGAGGCAGATACCTCTAAAGCTGTTTTTACTTGTTTATTCTGTTTCGCCTTCATCGGTCTCCATCTCTAAACCTCTTACTAAGGTTTCGACTTGCACTGCATTTAGAGCGATCTCAAAATGCATCTCATCCTTACGATTACGATAATTACCGCCCCATCTTAGACCATATTTACGGCATAAACGGTTAATTATTCTTACTTGCTCGTCATTAAAAGTACCTACAGCCGCTAGCGGATGCTGCGTAGCATTGAGATCGATAGCTGTACCGCTACTGTGATTAGAGACTACGGTATTAGATCCTCTGACCTTGCGATAGCAATAGCCCCAGTCGTCCAGGGTTTTACCCTCGTCTATAGGTTCGACTAACTTATGAAATTCTGCAGCAAAACCAATTAGTAAAGGCGCTACAGGCTTAGCTACACGTAGCTTTAGATCTGTCCCAGGGACGCGCTTACGAACTATATCTATAGCCTCTGGATCTGCAGACGCAGGCCATCCGTTAGCGCTCTTTTCCATAATCTATAAAGACTGTTCCAGCCAACTTAGGCTATTTTCATCCCAACGCTGTAAGCCCTCTGTGGGCATTGGTGTTGGTGGTTGCCAATTAAAGTCTTGGTCTAACAACCAAGATGGATAAGGTTGTGGCGCTATAAAAATATCGTTAAGCGAATCATAACTAAAACCGATACCTGCAAATCTGCCTCTTATTCTATTATTAAAAGAAGTTTGCAACCATTTGTCATAACCATAAAGTTCGGTTAAAAAAGCAATACCGCTCAGTTCTTCATTTTCAGGGTCTAGGGCAGCATTGGCTACCGCTAAAACATTTATTACATTATTGTTTTCATCTAGTTTTACAAAATGCGCCATTAGTAAGTTATGCTCCCACTTCCAGTAAATTTGTAAATATAATAAGCTCCTGAAGTTGTCGCAGTTGGAGAGCCAGTTGTTGATGCAGCTTGAACTGTCGCTCTAACAATTACTACACCTGAGCCGCCGTCTGCCCCAGTTCCAGTTCCTTCTTGGCCACCGCCACCGCCACCACCAGTATTAGTTACGCCAGCCGTTGGGTTTGGAGTTGTATAAGTGCCACCAGTTCCACCGCTATCCGTTCCACCTGCGCCGCCTGTGGGATAAGCAGGCTGTCCACCACCGCCGCCGCCGCTTGCATAAGTAAAAGATGAACCAGTAATACTAGATGCTGTGCCAGCTGCTCCAGCTGTAGGGTTGGCAATTGATCCTGCTGTGCCACCACTACCGCCGCCGTTTTGTCCAGCACCGCCAGCAGGATCACCGCCATTTTGTCCAGCTATGCTAGTAACTGTTGTAAATCCTGTGCCAGTAATTTCTGATGAAGCGCCTGTCCTTGATAAATTGCCAGTCCAAGTAGTAGTAGCTCCTGCGACTGTAATTGTTAAAGTATTATTTTTAGATATAGTTTGAGTACCAGTTCTAGCCTCAGCTCCTGCACCGCCGCCGCGGCCATTACCGCCGCCTTTGCCGCCGCCGCCTACTACAAGATATTCAAGCGATAATGTGCGTGGATAATTTTGTGAAGCAATAATCCCAATTAAACTCATTAGGCAATATCACCTAAAGTTAAAAAAGTATTACTAGTCGTGCAGACAATACTAGCCGCACTAAAACGCGCTCTAGTTTTAGGAGAGGTTGACGTTGCACCTGTCGAGTTAATCGTAACGCCTGCACCTTGCAATAAAGTTACTTGTCCTGTACCTATCTGCGCTATATTTACTACATCACCTGCGCTAAAAACGCTAGGAGGTACAGTAAGATTTATTGAACTGGAATTATCTAGTGTTACTAATTTGTTAAGATCACTTACTACTAAGGTGTAGCCTGTTGTCGTCTGAGCATTAAAAGCTAATTTAAGTCTCAAAGTTACAGTACCACTAGTAGCACCACCTGATAATCCTGAGTCTGTATTAGTTACAATTCCCTCAATATCACCACTAGCTCCACTTGCTGCCCACGCGCTGCCTGTGTAATACCAAAGACTGTTATTATCTTTTGTATATGCAAATTGTCCCTCTTGCGGTGACGTTATAGCGGCATCTCTTGCAGCTTCACTAGCAAAAACTAGGACACCTTGCATTAAATAACCATTGACGTCCGCACTGGTCAATACCTCACCAGTATTAAAAGTCTTAAATCCTAAACCTGCAGCCATTTATATCTCCTTAGTAAGCGAGCGAATCCTCATCCAGTAGGCCATCTACTAGAGAGTCTAGCACGAAGCCACTCGCGAACGGTTGCGCGGTGGTAAAAGTAGTGTTAAAAGAATTAGGGGTAATGTCATAAGAGACGCCAGTAATTACGGTATCGCTCTCTACGTTACCACCTTGCAGTACCTGTATAACAGTAATCGGATCATAGACGTCTAGCTCTAAGGCTGCAGTAACGCGGCTTGGACTTGCTCCATCATATGCATCTAAAGTTATAGCCTCTAGTCGTAGGTCTGCTCCTACCTCCTGGCGACTTGCTACGATCATAAGTGCCTGATTTAAGGCATCTGTATCGGTCTGCGCTATCGAGCTACGGTTACGAGTATGCTTAAAAAAAGTGTCGATGCTGTCGGTGTTATTTACGGTCTGAGGCGTACCGCCAGTGCGTGTAACAGTGCAGCTATTAATAAGTCCAAAATCTGATAAGTCGAAAGCTACCTTTTGATATGTAATAGTGCCTGGTAGACCAGAGTCGCTAAAGACAGTAGACGTACCGCCAGAGGCTGAGATTATGTCCTGCCTAGACTTAAAGGTGGCGTAGCCTTGCTGGTTTATATAAAAGGCTCCTAGATCTGTAGCCTCGACTGTCTGACAGGCTGCCAGAGCTGTCCTAGTAGTACCTGTATCAGCCTGTACCGTAGTGGTACTGGTCGTAGATATAGCACGCATACCGCCAGGCCACTCAGCGGCGTCTAAAATGCTAGTAATGCGCTGAGCTGTAGTCTGTCCAGCCGTACCACCTGTAACAGTACCTACCGATGCAAGGTTTAATAGTTGAAATCCATCGACGCAGTTAAGATCGACAAAGGCAGGGTCAAACCCTGTAGGTGAAGTGTATTTCCACGACTGTATATACATAGATCCTAAAGCGTATTCTTGGCCTGCGAACGTGCCTATAAAACGTATTTTACGCATCGGTAAAATTTTTCCGTATAGTGCACTTAACGTATTGGCAGGATTAAATAAACCTGTCTCATCAATTAAACGCACTGCAGCATTACCAGCGGTAAAGCTGTCAGAGGTACGGTTATAGGCTCGTCTTATACCAGCTCGTAGTACGTATTGACTTACGTCCACGATTTCAGATGCGCTAGTACCTAATACAGACTGGTCTAGCGGTGTGGATGGATCATCTAATACGAGGCTAGGGTCAAAGTTAGCGCCGTTGCTAAAGTCGATAGTGCAGGTAAATACCGCGCCTGTACTCATTAAATACCCTCTAAGAGTATGTTATTACCTGTCCGCTGTGTCGCATATACAGCATCGGTTACAGCTGCTACTAAATCATTTTGAGCTACTACTGATCCCTGGACATTTACATTAACTACTACAGGCTCAGAGCCTCTCGTGTAGTAATTTTGCATAGCAGTATATCTATCGGCTGCTAATTGATTAGTCATAGTGTTTTGAGCAGTAATGTCATTAGCCATCATCTGATAACGCGCACCAGATAAATAATTAGTTAACTGATTTTCCGCGGTAATTGTGCGTGACTGTAATTCATAACGCGCAGCTGCTAAATCATTAGCATCTAAACCAGACGGTAAGGTGGCAAGAAAACTGGAGGTTAATGTATTTTGATTAGCAATAATAGCGTTAATCGTGTCGATGATTTCTGTGTTACCTGTACTAACTACCGTAGGAGTAATGCCTATAGAGCCTCCAGTACCTGTACCTGCCTCACCTGTACCCTCATCAAATACAAAGCCACCGCCGCCACCACCGCCACCGCCACCACCGCCGCCGCCGCCACCACCGCCGCCAGCACCGTTTAATCCAAAATTTATATTTATATTATATTGACCATTAATAAGAGCCGTTAATTTACGTATAATCTCGTCTAAATTATCTGTAAATTTAATGTCAGGTTTAAGAGCAGCTAAAGCGTCTATAGATGCTTTATCAGATGCAAAACCAGCGGTTTTTAATAGCTGTAAAACCTTTTCTAAATTCATAGCATCGTCATAGCGTCCCTGAGTAGCAGCCTGCAGAGTCTTTATAGCGTCCTCGTCAGTCTGAAAATCGGCTATTTTTAAGGCTGATAACTGGAGCGCACGTTCACGATCAGAGGTTGAAAGGTTACGACGTAACGCTGCCTGTAAATTAATTGCATCTATATCGAATCTAAACTGTATAGCAGAGCGTAAGCGCTCAATTTCTGCCGTCCGCTTTTTCTCTGCCTGGGCTAATTTTTCTTTTCTTAACGCTTCTTGCTGCAATTTCTTTAGACGTGCAGCTGCAGCCTTTTCAGCCGCTGCGCGATCTCGCTCTAATTTATTATAAAAATCAGTAGAGCCAGTTACAGACATACCAGTCTCAAAAGGTTTAGGCTTAATCTTTTGCGCTTCCATATATGCATCTAATAGCTTTAGATATGTGCCTATAACTGGGACATTACCTACGTCAAAAAATCCTGGTAGGTTTTCGCCTACTACTGGTAATTCTCTTATCTTGCCAATTAATAAATCTACGGCGTCTATAATGTTAGCAATTTGACGTCCCAGATTTTCCATTTCTGTAGCTAAACCGCCGATACCCTGACTACCGCTAGCAGTCTCTAAAGCATTTACTAGAGACTTTCCTACTGTCTCCTGCAGATTAGCAAAAGCTACGCCTAGCTGCGCGACTTTTCCTTCATAAGTATCTAGTCTTACTTGATTTTGTCCGCTAAATTGTCTATTTAATAAACCTTGAATCTGCTCAAAATTCTTAGTTTTTAGCTGAGCGTCAGATAAACCTAAACTATATTTTTTTAGGCCTCTAGTGTTGCCTGTATATGCGCGGCTAAGATCCTGAGCTACGGTAACTAAATCGACTGAGCTGCCTGCGCTCACGTCTAACGCTAATGTTAATAGATCCTGAGATTTAGTTACTGAGCCAGTGGTAGTTATTAATGTCTGAAATGCTGGCCTTAACTTATCATCTAGTACGCCTGAGGTTTTCTCTAAGTCCCCTAAAAATGTCTTAACGCGCATATCGTCAAAAGCCAGACCTAAATTACCTAACGTGCGTGTTAAGGTTTTTGCAGCTTTGTCATCCTGCGTAAAGGCCTTTACTGACTCTTTACCAAACTTTATAATCGCGCCTACTGAAAATACTGCAGCTAATTTAGAGCTTAATGCGCCTAAGACTTTATCGGATGCTTTAGACTGTTTTTGGAGATCCTTAAAACCTTTATCTTTTAAGCGCGTTACTAAATCTACGCCTACTTCTGTATTAGCCATTTACAGCCCTCACGAACTTTAATAATCTCTCGTTTATAACCTTTTGTACCTCAGCCTTAACTCTATCGCCTACCTGAGCCTCAGCCTTAAATAATATACGACCTTTAAGACCATTAAGCGGCGATACTTTGATTATTAAGCGCTGGAAATCATCCTGAGCATTAGGGTTACGAGATACGCTCTTAGTACGTTTTTTAGAGCTAGAGCGACCAGCTCCTGCTAATTCGTATATCGCTCCTGCAGGCTTACTATTTACTACGGCTAAAGCCGAGTACGCAGTCTTATTATAACCGTATGGCGCTTTACCTTTACGAGACCTAGTTATTTTTATTCCTGCCTTTATTTCTGCAGGTTGCCACGTCCATCGTAGAGGATCTCTGGATCTATGTACCTTATCCTCTATCCAGGATGGCGTAACGTAAGTAGGAGGCGTAGGTCTAAAAATAGGTGAGCCCTGGCTATTAGTAACGTCAGCTGGTACAAAAGATTTAGCGGTATCGCGTAAAGGTTTAGCAGCTGCATTTAACGCCTTGCTAAAATCTTTACGTAATTTAGGATCTAAAGCCTGTAGCTCTTTTATCAATTTATTAAAATCATTTACTACTACAGCGCCGCGATAGGTAGGAGTACGAGCCATTATCGCCTACCTTTCATCGAACGCGGTTTATTACGCGCCTGAGCCTGCTCCTGCAGTATAAACTTTATAGCTGCATATATAGCAGGGTCGCATTTTAGTAGCTCATTAGGTGAGATACTCGTCGCTACCGACACAGCTGCGACCTCCCATATGTCGCCGCGTCGGTCTATCCATTTTTTGAGTCAATAACGAAATCTACGTCTTTATACTGATTTAAGAAATCGTCATCGAGAGCCGCAGTAGTTTCACCTTTAGCTGTTATCAGATAATGAGCGAACCACCATAAATCGCTTTCGCGTTGCTCGTCGATTAGTCGCTTACGCCATCCAGTCTTAAAGTGACTCTCAAAAGCCACCTTAGCCGCTGGCGTAAGCTCGTAATTTACCTCTTTACCGTCTTTTTTAGTTACTTTAATTAATTGCGTAGCCATTTATGTCCCCTATTCTAGTTAATTAAGATGTAGCTTTAGTAAGAGCAGTTACTGGAAGCGTAATCGATGCAGTCATTGGACTATCGATAGTTCCGTTAATTGGCTGCCACTGAGCAACCAAAACAGACATAGAGTAGCGAGGGTTAGTCGCTGTTACTGTGCCTGATACTGGGATCAGCTGAATAGCTAATTTTGTACCTAGTGCATCCTCAAAAATTGAGTTAACGCTAGATGCAGCAAAATCGTTAAACACCTCTAAAGTAACGCTAGGACGTTCGATACCACCGATTAGGTTTTGTACTGAGTCAGTCATAGCGGTAATTTCTACGGCATCAATTTCTCGCGACAGGCTGACCGCGCTAACGAAAGTGGTAATAGTTGTAGTGCCTGCGACTACAGCTACTTTATTACCCATAAAGATCGCCATTTATTTCTCCTTTTATTTAGCCGATCAATTCGACATTATACCGATACGCAAGGTAGTCGATACTAGCCACCTGTACAGATCCAGCGGTAGCGGATGTTACTCGCAGGGTTTGGACAGCGCCGCTAAGTGTTGCATCTGCCTCGATCGCGGCTTTTACCGAGGTAGAACCTGTTGACGCTAGATAACCGTCTAGCTTTGTCTGTCCAGCTGACTCGCTCATACGTCCTACAATTAAAAGTATTGTACAGGTAGCGTTATCAAAACCACGATTAAAGGTGGCGTCAAAATTGAGATCTAACTGACCTACTACTGCACCTGGGACGTTAACAGAGTCTGGAATATAATCGTAAGTCTTTAAGCCTGTAATAGTTGCTAGTCGCGTTTTAAGATTAGCGCGTACTGTCGATGGAACCATTAAGCGACGACCTCTTTTTTATAAGCTCTTACCATCGCAGTAACGTCTCGACCTAGAGGACTCATACGAACAGCTCCTAAATCTCCTAGACCTAAGATGCCGCCTGGAGAGTCTTTACGCTTATATAAGTCAGCTGTAAGTATCTGGCAGGCTGTCTCTATGTCATCTGGAACGCTAGGCCATCCCCATCTAGCAGTAACCTCGACACCTGGACGTAGACCGTTACTAAACAGTCCAGGAAATATAGGCCAGACATAAGTAGTGTTAACCATTGTCAGCTGAGTAAAAGGTCTACCTAAAGACGAGGCAGTAAGGGGATCTAATAAGAAATCTGTATCCACCGTTAGCGTAGTCTCAAAGACGCCATCTCCATCGTCGTCTATCTTTACTACAAGACTGCTAGTCGTTCCAATATCATCGACGTAAGTAAATAGCTCACTGTAAGCGCGATACTTACGCGCTGAGGCAGTGCTATCTAAATAAAATCGTCTATTAGCTATGCGATCAATACTGCGAGAGGCAGACTCAATAAGTCCCTCTAATAATGTATCGTCTGAGCTATCTGTAATACTTAAAAAAGTTTTCATCGCGTTAAGCGTCGTGTAACCGTTAGTTATAGCCATCCAGGAGCCTCATCGTCAATAGGGACAGGTATTTTCGAGAATAGGTCATTACTAAAGTGTTTTCTAATATCACTCATAGCACGCCCCTTAGATCCTGGATGGTTATAACCACTGGGAGGCCGTAGCCCCCCAGATGGTTTTCTTAGCATTAGAAGCTAGGTGCCTGTAATCCAGTTCCGTTAATTTGTGCGAACGCTTTAGGATAACGTAGAGAGGTATATGCGAACATACCGTACATAACGATATTTAGCGCGACCTTTCCATTTGGTTCCTCGAACGTAACGTATGTCGGACTACCAGTCTCCTCGAATAAGTGAGACTCGTTGAGGTCGACGATGTGGATAGTGTCTTGGTTTGTACCAGTTCCAGCTGCAGTAGTGATATTTGCGTCTGTGATAACTGGTAGACCGAGAATTGAGTAACCTGAATTATTACCGTAGTTAGGGTATCCCTCACCTGTTCCAATGGCATTTACAGGATTATACGCAGTCGGTACGACTAGCGGACGATTCTGGCTATCTAGGCCTGAAAGCAAAAAGCCTAGACGACGAGGATGCATAAGAATCGCATTAGGCGATGCGTATACGTTGCTCTGAATCTGTTGAATAGCGTCTGCAAGTTTTGGATAGAGACCTGCGACTGTACCAGTGGTAGCAGTGTAAGTAACTAGGATTCCTGTAGTCATATTTTGGATGCCTAGAGGTTGTCCATTAGATCCTGTTCCATTTAGGATCAAGTTATCTAGCTCTGTGTTATATGCACGCATCAAGTCACTTAGAATAATTGACTCTAGGTTATATCCACGTAGTAGAGCTTGCTTAGATACGCTGTTTTGTCCAGCGACAGTATTTACGTTAATTGTAAGTGTGCTGTCTTGCGGATCTGTTGATACAGCCGCTGTGTTTTGTGAAGTTTGAGCCGCGACGCCTGTACCAGTGCCAATAAGAGATAGCACGACTGACATACCCTGCGGTGGCAAAGTGTGACGACGTGACGCATCTGCGAACGGACGACCAGCGCGTAGCTTAGGTGCATACAGATCTACTAGATACTGTGGTACTACTAAACCGCCAAAATTGGAAGTTCCAGCTGCTCTATACTCTACGTTCATTTCTTGCTGGTGGCGACGGATACGATCCGCTGCATCTACGTCAGTGTTGAAATGAGCCTTAACAGCATCAGCTAAAAAGCTGTATTCGCTGCGCTGTGAATATGTAGTAGGTTCGCTAACTACTTTAATAGCTTCGCGCTTTTCGCTAGCTGGCTTTGTGCTATCTACCTTAGCGGCTAGATCTGCAGCCTTAGCGTTGCGTAGTTCCATATCTGAAATCTGCTCGATTCTTTCGTCAAGCTTCTTTACTTCGAGGTTTAGAGCTTCGATATTAGCTAGCTCTACCTCTGTCACGTCGCGAGTTTCATCTGCGGCGCGGTCTACGATCGTCTGGATCATAGAGGTCTTAGTCTCGCGCTTTTCGCGTAGACCATCTAAAAAGTTATTTCCCACGTTTTACTCTCCTAGAATAAAAGTTAATTATTTGTCGTAGAGGTGTCGATCTGTAACGTGGCGAGGTGTCGCACTATGCGAGGTGTCGCACCTGTTAAATCGAGGTGTCTTACTCTATGAATATCTTACTATATTTTGCGTAATAGTTTTAGTATTGCTAAGGCTCTGTCTGTCCTATTTTCGTTTTTCTTAGCTATGTTATCTGCCCACGATTTACCAGGATCTCCACCCCATAGAGCCCAGGCGATACGACCATTACTAGGGTAGCCATCCTCTCCTGGACTAAAGCCTTTACCTTTTTTATCTACTTCGTGACGTGCAAAAAAAGACCGCATCCGTAAGACAGTCTCTAAAGGTAAAGATTTACCGCCTGCAATATCTCGCGCTCTAGCTATTCCTACAGCTGTACCACCGCGCCCATATTCTTTACGCCAGTCTAAGCCTCGCTGCGCCTCAGCTCTCATAGCCTCAGTAGGTTTATAGCTTTCCTGGCGTTGAGCCATTGGCTCCCAGGCATTACAGTAATAATTAGCTGCTATCTCATCATCCCATTTAATGCAGTATCCCTCGACATTAAAACCGCAGTTACCGCAGTTACGACCCTCTGGGACGTCTAGACTATCTGCAGGTCTGTAATTATCAGGTAAAGCTCTTTCGCCATACTCAGCGATATTTACCGCTGTTAATTGATCCTGCGCCTGAGCCTCTGTCCTATGACAGCCTATAAGCTCATTATTAGAGTCTTTTACGACTGCGTAGCCATCACACTCAGGATGGTTATTTACGATGCTGTATGGCATCTAAAATCGCCTTAGCTGCATCGAGTCGAGGTGTACCTAGTGGCTCCTGTGATCGCACGCCGTTAACGGTTGCTAGATCTCCATAAGCGCCAAAAGTAACTAGAGATACCTCTGCTAGATGAGCCTTTAATCTTTCGATAACGCCATCTGTACGCTTACGGTTTTTAATTGGCATAAAACCTATTGAGAGCTGGTCTAGTGCGCCATCTTTTACTAGCTCTAACGCATCGTCTCCCTCACGTGTGCGGCTTACCTTAAATTCTGCGTAAAGTCCCTGATCTGTCTCTCGTAGTAACGTAGCTCGTCCTATTGGATTTTTAGAATCGTGGTTCCTTAATAGCTTCACTCGATGGGCTGCCTTAATAACGTCAGCGAAAGCGCCTCGTCTAAATACCTCAGTAGTATCACCGCTTACGCGTTGCTCTTTGTCATAAGGGACAGCGATACCATAAATAGTACGGCCTCCATTTTCATCCTCGCGGATTTCTAGGTCTAGTGCATAGCTGCGGATTTCATTAGTACTCATACGTCTAATTCATCCTCCTCGTCATATTCTGGAGCCTCGATAGTGTCTATAGGCTCATCATCTATACCCTGGATAGGGTCTCTATTTTCCATATCTCTCACCTCGTCTACAGTTAAGAAGCCGTTAGTAAGACCTACTGCGTGAGCTTGATAACGCGATAGCGTATCTGTACGTAATAGCGTGTCGTAATTAAATTTAGCTGTCTGACCTCGTACTAATAATTCTGATAACGCTTGCTCTATTCTCTCTGCGATCGGCTGTATCGACCAGCGTACTAACTGTAGATTTTCTTGCTCGACGTTAGCGTAAGTACGAGAGCTGTTAGGCGCACCTAAATAATATGCAGGTAAGCCCAGAATATTAGCAGCCTCTGTAAGTCCCTGTATCTGCGCCTCTATTAATTGTGACTCTTGCGCGTTAGATGAAAGTATCTCAAAATCTGTAGTCGAATTTAGTACGGCAGGCTGGCGATTACGTCCGCTATACATAGATAGCCACGCTGTTTTGAGAGCGTCTGCCTCCTCCTGTGTTAAATCAGGATTACCAGATTTAATTACAGCTGTAGGATTTACGCCACCATCAAAGTAACGCGATGCGTACTCATTAATAGCTATCTCTTTACCTATCGCCTGTTTTTGTGTCTCTACTATTCCTCGTCCAAAAAATTCTCCAGGTAACGTAAAGTTTTTAATATGTAATATATCGTCTGCCTCGTAGACTTGGTTTTCAATTCTATAAACTATGCGACCATCTACGCGAGTAAGATTTACGCGATCGATAGCAACAGGGTAAAAGAAATCAGGTAAGCCGTTAGCGCCGCGTTCACCTAGTACAGCTATATAGTTACCGTCTAAGATTAAAGATGCAGCCATAGCGCTAATAGTTTCGATGCGCG